ATTACCTACTGGTACTCGTAAATGTGTATTGCAGCACACCACCATCCAACGACGGATGGTTAAAACGGCTTCCCTAGCCTAGCCAGATGGATAGGCAACCGCCAAGCTACTAGCAAAACCATAAACTGGCTTCGTGAGCAGCATGACGTATAGCGAATAGAACCGTTCCAAGCACTACAGCGCGAACCAGAACCTTGCAGAAAAGTAAAACCAACGTGGGTGCAGCAGCCTCCCTTAAGAAGGGGGTGAAACCGTGGCACCAGCATTGATACGAACCAGGACATTGCGTGGGATGACAATGGGGTGCGTTAAATAGGCGGTTATGGTGGCTATAGGGCGAGGGGTGATGGCTTAAGGTGTAAGCTCTGGATGTCCATCAGAATCCAGAACCCTGTGGTGGGTTGTTTTGCGCAAGTTGGCAGTGTCGGACGTTAACATGCTGTTATACGTGCCAGTTCCAAGTGCTGCAAGACGGACCTGCTTTGAGATCTCAATGTCCTGTGTGTTCATCCAAGGACGAGGGACAAAGAAATCAAACGAATATGCAGGGTTGACATGGGATCCGTGTTTCATCGAAAATTTCATCGACATTTTTACTCTTTTGCTCCCGATGAGGAAAACCGTCTCATCGCTATAATTTCTCATTATTCTTCGGAGCCCTCCATTTATTCTTCCATGTATAATAAATGGGGATAGTGCAACTTCAGACATTGATCCTGTTCCATTGTCTATTTGCATTATTTGGCTTTCTTTATGCTTGTCGGTAGTGCCATTATTGACGCACCATCCGAGGAAGGGGATCAGAGTGTTGTACCACTTGTCATCATCAGTGATTCCAAGATCGGTTCTAACGCCATCTTCCCATGCTTTCCTCTCAGACTCATTGGCTATAGAATTGTTATGTTCAAGAGCGCTTATTGGTATAGTGGCCAATTTGTTGAGAGGAATTTTGAATTTGGGACCAGAGTGTTTCAGAGTCACCTTTGGCATGGACCAGGTTTTGCCAACCTCAGTCAGTGCCTGGCCTGGTCCTCTAGTTATTTTCCCTTCATCCTCATCATCGGGATGAGTGACAAAAGGTGCAGGCGCTGTTGCAGTGAGATCACCCGTTTTAGCCTTCTCGCCAGTTGATGCTTGCAGAACGATGTTGCTTCCTCCATAATGCAGTTGATATATATCAAGCATTGATGGTATTGGCAAAGCGTTTGCAGTGGAAGTCATCGAGGCAAGTAGCTCATCGCGGTGTGTCTCTGTGAGCCAGATGAGGTACGAGAAAATGGACTTGAAGAGTTTGGGCGTGTTGAACGATTCAATGGCAGCGGCGATGCCGGCCAAATATGAATGGAGAACGCCGCCCCTCTTAGCCCACTGCAGTATGGAAATGATTCTCTCAACAGGGAGCGAGAAACCAATTCCAAAAGGAGTTCGTACCATGGTCAGGGACATGTAGGGATTTTCACATATGTCAGTTGTGATCTCATCAAACTCGTAAGTAAGACCAAGCTCTGAGAGTTCAGGGGAGAAATCGTGACCAAATTGCTCATTGAATTCTGGCGAAATAGAGAACTTGTTATCATCACCATTGCAGACGAAAACAAATCTGCTGTCCATGAGTGAGAGATCCACATCACCAGTTTTGTGGATATATGCGTACAGGAAAGCCACCATGAGCACGAGAGTGTTGTCGACAACGGTGCTAGGCTGCCCACTATTGTTGCCAACATTCTTTCGAATAACCATGCCATTCGCAAGGCATATTGTGGTGTTCAAGATCTCCTCATAAATGAGATCAATAGCTACATGATGTTCTTCAGGCATGAAATGTTTCCGAATCACCTTAACAACATCAAAGAAGAATGGATCAATGGAACTGTCGAAACGTGAACCATCGCCGCTCCCGTGTAGCCATCCTGGTCTGTCCAGCTTGTTGTGCAATTTTTCCCAACCACGGCTAAACTTATTTATGCCAACGGTATGTGGAGCAACGAGATTCGTTGTGTAAAAGGCTTTGTTAAAATCATCCACATAGAACTTCATGGCCATTAAGCTGGTGATGGGTGAGGCTGTGAAAACACGCGTTTTCTGAGCCTCAACTTTCTCAATTGTTCGAAGTTCAGCTTTAAGAGAACCATTCCACACGCCAACAGAGTGTCCAGCCAAGAACTCGCTACGACAAACCTCCGCAAAGTCCAAAACCTCCTCCTCAGTTAAGTGTGCGCATAGATCGCGTTTCTTTCCTTGATAACTAGGTCCTGCAGAAGTGTTCCATTGGATGTCCGAGATAACATGCTGTGCTGAGCGCAAAGTTCCTGGCTTTAGTCCAGCGTCCTCAAGAATCTTAATCATTCCTTTGGTTGCTGCGTCAAGCTCGGTGGGGTTGAAGGTTAGCACGTGCTTGCCACGATTGTATTTGCAGAGGTCTTTGTAATATGCAGTGTATGACAGATCACTTGGTGCATATTCATTCATGAAGTCCTCAAGCCAAGCGAAAGTGGGATGTTCCCTCATAAAATCGCGGACGTCGTCGGTTTCGCCTGTGATGATATGTTTGTCAATGAGGCCCTTATTCATCTCACCAATTAGCTGGAAATTTCCACCGCCAAACAATTTCTCAAATTTGTTCTTAGTTGATTGAGACGCTGGTTGAACAAGCTGTCCTTTGAGATCGCTACCAAAACCAACGATGGAATTATTTATGATTTGTAAATCGTCTCCAGCCTGTTCCTTGATGAAAACTGCGTCGCCTTCCTTGTAACCACAATCGGGGCGGTAAAAATGCCATCTACCGGTTTCAACACGAGTTCCAGGCCCGTTGATGAAATCAACAACCTCCTGGGTGAAGGCCTGGAACTCATTTCTCTTAGTTGACAAGTTTGTTGCAACGTGGATTCCAATGAGCCTGTTCTTCCCAACATCAAAGACAGGGCATCCGCACATGCCCTCGATAGTTGAGATCTTGTGAGACCATCGTCCAGAGTCTGCCTCAATTCTGATCCAGTCCGACTGGGTGAACTTACGCACACCATTGTTGTCAACAAAGACCATTTGAGCAATGGTAGCTTCTTGGAGAGCAAATGCCTTAATGAGCTTCTTTCGTGGTCTCATAGCACTTGGGCGCCGAATGGCAACCATGTCAAGGCCCTTGAATCTGCGCACACCATGTGCATTGATGTTATCAGTTGTGCTATGTATGGTTTGATCTGGCATCTCTATGGTGATGCCACCAGAGCGCTCCTGAATGTGTGCTGGGGCCACAATCCAATCATGATAGAAATAGCAGTTAACCGAGAATGTGCCAATGGTTAACTTGCCGACGTTCTTTGCAACATCAATGCCGACTTGGGAAAGAGTGATTTGTGTGGCGGCCTCAAGAACCACGTTTGGCTCGATCTCAGGACCAAACTCAGCTTCTAAAGCCACTTCACCGACAATTGCTTCGCTGCTCTGGCGAAAGTCACCGTTGTGCTCCGCATAGCCAACTTTCCCCTTGTTGTTGTGTTTCAGAGTTTCTGAATCGTGCTGGGAGATTTCCATGCGGTGAGCATATCCTTTGTTGTCCTTGACAACAACTTCTGCGGTTTCCTCGAGAAGCTTGCGCTGATTCCTGCCAACAATGGGCTGCGTTTGTAAGAATTCAGTTAAGCGCCTGGCGATGGAATGCATGTCTTTGTTTGGGTTCTCAGTGCGGAAGAACTCATCACCTTCCATGGTGTAGAAAATGGCTTCCAGTATATTGCTATCAACTTGGAGATCGTAAAAGTTGTAGTAGGGGCGCTTTTCATATGCTTTCTTGCGATCCGGCTCTGCATTACGTGCAAGGTTCTTCCTCTTTTCACGAGCTTTCTCGTTAAATTCGTTCATGCTAGCTTCGTCCCTCACTGAGTACATGAGGCGTGCGTCCTCGCGTGGTCGATATTTGTTGCCCTTCCCTTCGAGCTCAACGATGTCGCTCGCAGTCATCTCCTCTATATCAGTGAAGTGAAAGCAAAAAGGTGCTTTCTCACCAATGAGGTCCAGATTGGCGTTTTTCCTGGTGGCTCTATCCATCTGCACGATTTCATTGAAAACAGCAGTTGCTTTATCCGGCGCCATGGTTTCGTGCAAGCCAGTTTCCTTCCTTGCTTTGCTCTGAGCTTTCCAGAACTGGTAAAGTTTGTAAAGCAGCTGCACCAAAATCAGAGCGAAAACTACATAAAGGATCTTTATCCCTTTGGTGCAGAAGAGAAGAAACAGATTTTGCTGAGGTTTGAAGATTCCAAGAGCTGATGCGAGAGTAGCATCATCTAGCGTGCAGCTGGCTTGCAACTCTATTATGTGAGTTGGTTTGTGTTGCATGTCATTTGTAGCAAGAGCCTGCCCATTGTTGGCAAGCATCTGTTCCATGGTGCTTAAAGCAGTTTGCACAACTGTTAGGTTGTTGATACATTTTCTGATGTTGGAGTCAATGTCGGCAGTTATCTTGCTAGGGGAGAACCATTTGAAGGTGACACTGTTGCCAATCGACTGCCTAACGATCTGATTGTTTTGTATGAGACGTTCATAACTCCGCTGCATGCCTTTAAGGTGCCTTATACTGCATAAAATGTTCGTTGGGTTTGTTTGCAGAGTTACAACACGCATAGGTTCATCAGTGCTTCTGAAACAATTCACTACCGACGGGCGATGTTTCTCACAGGCTTCGGCGAGGGCTGCCCAGTCAAATTTGGATAGTGTTGAAACAGAGAAAGGAACACTAGCGTTGCGCAGATGCGAGGGAATCACCTCCTTATCCTCACCGTAATGCATTGACTGGACCAGTAGATAATACGATGCCCAGGATGGAAAGAGCTGGCGTGCGCGCATGTTTGGAGCTTGTTTCATGTCACTAGTTACAAACTGGTGCTTTTTCAACACGTCCAGAAACTCTTTGGCTACAGAACCATCAGGATTAACTAGGTCGCGTGTCAAGAAAATGGGTAATTTGAACATTGCCATCGTTTGTGCCTGCATTTTCGTTATGCCTTCGAGCCAAGAGCTTTCGAAAGTCCCGTTCATGTAGAAAGGAACGTTGTGCACGAAACTAAGCAAAGCAGCCCCGTACACAACATCTGGTGAAACAACGGTTGCGGTTCTATCAACGTCACCACATGTGATGGCATACCCATCCTTTAGCCTTCCAGCTCTTCCGATGCGCTGCTTTCGCTCGTTCAGGGTAACGCGTCTGCTTTCAAGCTTAAGAGTTTTGTTGTGGAGATTAAGAGCTGGTCGCATAGTTGTGCCAAAGTCAACAACGCAGTCAACATTAAGGGTAACACCTGTCTCAATGATGTTCGTTGTGAATATGATGATTTTATGTGTTTTGAGTCTCTCGGTGAGCGCTGTAAAGTCTGTGGCAAAGTTATCGCTTGATAGTGAAAATGCCTTCTTCTCCCCAATGACTGCGCTATTCCAAGCGTGGGCAGCTTTAACGCACTCGTTCCTTCCCTTCAGGAAAACGAGAACGGAATCATGTTTTGTGGCATCAAGCAAATCACCCTGACCCTGTGCGCTGATGAACTTCTTGTAAGAATCACACACGCTTGAAACTTCATGTAGAGGATATTTCCTAGCAGCACTTGGGCAGACAGTGCCGTCCCGCGGTGTTGCAGAGACATAGAACTTCCTAACGGAGCCAGATTTGTCGCAAAGGCTCTCAAAGACAAGAGAGTGTTCCTTTACGTCGTGGGCTTCGTCCAAAAAGATGGCATCAAAGCTGTCAATGAAGCTTGGCTCGGCTGCTTGGCACTGCAGCGCAGAACCGTATGTCATAACTTGTATGCAATGATCACCCATTTTGTGCCACCCCTCGTGTCGTCCAACAACAGCTCTACCGAGATTTTGAGCAATGCCTGCCCAAACATTTTCGGTGGCAGCCTGAGTTGGTTCGCAGATTAGAATTTGCTGGCGGCGATCCTTCTTCCTGGCGATGTAGTTCGAATAAAGAACAGGAAGATAAGTTGATTTACCTGAACCAGTAAAGCCAACAACCATGGACCAACAATTTGTGGAATCAGCCATCTCTTCAGCGATGTTGGGAGCGTTGGTTGGGGTTAGGGCATATGTGGCTCTCACAGGATATTGTAAGGGCCTGGACATGTTGCGCCCAGCGGTCGTGTTTGTAGCAACCCAGTCACGAAATGAGACTCCAACATTGTCTTCGAGAACACCCTCTTCCTCATCCTCATCAACAATCTGGAAAGTTACAGACATCATATCCTTAATGAGGGTGGTGCTGGCCTCTTCAGTAGAGTCACCAGCTTGGAGACCGTAGGTGGCTTGCGTGAGCTTTGAGGCAATCCCCTGGTAGTCATCCATGAGATAGTTCGCAAGTCGGCTGATTTTGTGTAGACAATTGCCCATTGTTTCAGCAATGTCATAATCAAAGAGGTATGTTACACCAACAACGCTGGCAAGTAACATCATGAGTTTCTTCTCGCTTTCAGGAGCATTGCGAGCTTGAAGAGATATTTTTGCTTTTTGGTTTATATGAGTGCGTACAATCCATAAAACAGCAACAATACTTATGATGAGAAAGTAAAGTGAGCGCTTGGTGAAACTAGCGGCAACATACTTGGTGAACTGACGTCTAAAAAGGAAGGACATGACTGTAGGTAGGTTAACAACTGCAACACACGACCAATACATAAGAGAGACTGTATGTATGATATTACGCATGAAAGGGATAACCCGAGCGAAGAAAACGATAAAGCTTTCTGGCGTAAACTTCATCGACTTTGGTATAGTGAATAGTGGGCGCTCCTTGCTTTTTGCCCAGGAAAACTCCTTTGGTGTGGTACCACAGAGTTTCTGTTTTAAGTGCAGTGGCAAATCGCAGTGTTCGATAAAGTAGGAACCCTTTAACCCATATTCTATCTTGAAATCTCGCGCTGTAAGGCGTAAGACAGATAGTTCGCAACTTTCGATGCGATTTTTTCCGCTTAGTAGTAGTGAGCCTACTTTTTGGACCTGCTCTTGGAGGGCGGTGGCAGCGGAGGATGAACTCTCTTCAAGGCAGTCGTGGATGTGTGTCATCATGGAGAACCACCCCTTTTCGAGAGTGGTTGTTCCAAAGTGGTACTTGAAGCCATCAAGCGCTGTTTGAAGCACGGCAATGGTCTCGAAGCTCGCATCAGTGCTTGCCATGAGAGTTGCTGTGAAATTCAGTTCCTTTCTTAATGTGTCTTCGAGCTTCAGGAGGTGAGCGGGACTGAGAACCAGAAAAGCTACAAGCTCAAAGTCACCAGATATGGCATTTATAACACGTGCGGTGTCATTGCTATGGAATATGGCTTTAACCTTGGCCACATTGTTACGGTAGAAGGTCTCAGGGGCTAGGAAAGTTCCGGTGGAAGTCATCGTGCTGAAATTCCACTTCTTTCGTCTAGCAAAGCGCAAAGGCTTGAGCGATCAGATGACGCAAATCGAGGAGTTGTCGGAGTCCAATTAAGGAGAGGTTGCAAAGCTTTTAGGCGTTGCATGATATGATCGCTTGAGGTTGGTTCGGTTCATGTGTGGTCGGGACGTGTTATTTT